GTTTTGGGCGACGTTATTACGCCAGACCATCATAAACAAGCCGAGAAAAGTGACCTGGAAAGGTGTCACCTTGAGGCGGCATTAAACATTAAGCCGGGGCATACGCTTGGCATTATCGATGCTCTGTTGGTTCATAAGATGGCCAGGGCTTTATTGCCGCTGGTGGCTGAAAAGCATGAGGCGGACCATGCCAACGAAAGCTGAGTTACAGGCGCGCATAGATATTCTTGAAAAAGAGAATGCGAGTCTAAAAGGAATGCTGGCGCGGGCGGAAAGGGAATTATCAGGCAAATTATTGCCAGAAGAGCTGCCACCAGCAGATATACCTGATCGAGTGTCCTGGTGGATGAAGTATTTCCGTGCACCGTGGGAGGCGTTTTGGTGCTACGACCATCGCAGATGGTGTGATGAGCTTGATAGCAGTTTCCCCTATTTTGCGGAAGGGAACTCTTGCCCTGAATGTAGGAGTTAATGATGACCGGCGAGCTTTATTTTAAAATGGCACGGGAGCGGCGTGTGCATCTGGATCGGATATTTCATCTCCAGAAGAGAGTAGAAGAACTGGAACGTCGTCTGAACTGTTATCCTGTTGATATGGTGTCTGCAATACCGCCGATTCCAATAGAAATGCAGATCCGCCTATGGATGGAAGAATATGGAATGCCGTGGGAGATATTTTTCTGCTTCGACCATAAACAGTGGGTAGATGAGCTGGATAATAGTTTCCCATATTTCACAGAGAACACATGCCCAGTATGCAGGAAGAACGGAATATGACAAAATTTGGAAAGCTGGAAGCTCATTTGCTAACTCGTAACTACCGCCATGATATACACCCATATAGACAGTGGATCGATGAAAGTGAAGGAGTAGTTACATTCCCTCTATACAGGTTTGATGGGATGTTGGCTGGGTATCAGACATATAGACCAGGTGCTCCTAAGCAGCATAGCAATCCGAAGATGGCCCGGTATTTCACGCGATCACATGGCAGACAGTTACTTTGGGGAACCTATCTTCCTTTAAAAGATGGCCCAATATGGATAACTGAGTCTATTTTTAAGAGCGCAGCTGTACACAACGCGGGCGGCAATTCGTGGGCGCTGTTAGGTTCGACTTTCTCCGCAGGATTACGCCGTCAACTTGCGATGCTGCCGTATGACTTTCGTGTAATAGGTGACAATGATGCGGCTGGTGAATTACTTGTGAAGTCTTTCGGAAAAGGTTTTGTGGCCCCGGATCTTGACGAGCTACAACCACATGAAGTGTCTCATTTGATTTTTAGCCATAGCCAATAAGCATCTCTCCCCTTTGAGGCCACAATTAGTGGCCTTAAACAATGTGTTTTCTACCTCGATTTAGCCTCTATTATCGTTTTGCATTTCTCTAATCCGGTTCAGAACTACTTCATGCTGGGCTTGGATAGCGGCTTTTTCGTTTTCAAGTCGGGCAATAGACATCTCTAATTCTTTGCTGTACCAGGCGAGTTGGGCCAGGTTCATCCGGTTGTGGTCGAGAGTTGGAGACACTTCGACGCGATCCCTTTCTTCCTGCTTTAATGAGAAGAGATTCATCTCATCCCTTGAGGAAAATTCAGCAACAATTTATTGTTGATGATCCGGTCGCTGCGGCATCCTCGCCAGTATAAATGGCGGTTCTTTTGAAAACATGAATGTCGGTTCAGACCGTGTTTTTACCCAGCTTGCCTGCTGTCTTTCGGCAAGTTCACAGGCTTCATCATAGTTATTTGCCAAACCAAGCACGGATGGACGGTCCCACGCGCCACCATTCAGACAATAAACAACAATTTTCCCGTCATGTTCTGTAACCCCATAGGGATGGTCCCACCAGGCGTCCAGCTGAGCTTTAGAGCGTTTCTCGTTAGGAGTGCAGTCAAAATTTTTGGGCAATACAGGATCGAGAGGAATGCGATTAGGCATAGCTAATTCCTTATTAACTGATTGGCAACGAGGTTACGCTGATCCCGCGGTGATGAATAGTAGCAAAGCGCACAAAAATCATCAGCGGTGGTTGATGTACATAACGCGTTTGCACCAAAGGTGCTTCTTTAATGTATACTGTACAGATAAACAGTATTTTTGAGGTAAAACGCTATGGGTTTCCCTTCTCCTGCGGCGGATTATGTTGAAAGCCGAATTTCTCTTGATCAGCAGATAATTAGACATCCATCAGCAACCTACTTCATGCGGGCAGCTGATAGCCATCACCGTGAGGGAATATTGCAGGGTGCTTTGCTGGTGGTTGATTCCTCGCTTACTCCGGTTGATGGTTCTCTGCTTGTGTGCGCTATGGAGGGTGAATATCGCATAAAGAGATACAGGAAGTATCCGCGCCAGCACCTGGAGGATTTAAGCACCGGGAAGAAAGAGGCGTTACCAGTAGATGACGATGGTTACACGGGTAGTAATGCTGTTTTTGGTGTGATCACTCATGTCATCAATGATGCCCGAAGTGGGGAATTTGATGATTGTCCGGTGATTTAAGCTGCAAAGTGCTGGTGCTTTATGCCTGTGAAGTTTATAATTGTGTACACATAACGAGTACACGAGGTGTTTATGCAATCCATTAACTTCCGTACCGCGCGTGGCAACCTTTCTGAAGTGCTCAACAATGTTGAAGCCGGGGAAGAGGTTGAAATCACCCGCAGAGGCCGTGAGCCAGCAGTAATTGTCAGCAAGGCTACTTTCGAAGCCTACAAAAAAGCGGCGCTGGATGCTGAATTTGCATCCCTGTTTGACACCCTGGACTCCACCAACAAGGAACTGGTTAACCGATAATGAGGCATATATCACCGGAAGAACTTATTGCGCTTCATGATGCGAATATAAACCGCTACGGCGGCCTGCCGGGAATGTCAGATCCGGGTAGGGCAGAGGCCATTATCGGGAGAGTTCAGGCCAGAGTTGCCTACGAAGAGATCACCGACCTTTTCGAAGTCTCCGCCACCTACCTGGTGGCTACAGCGAGAGGGCATATATTCAATGATGCCAATAAGCGTACCGCGCTAAACAGTGCGCTGTTATTTCTACGCCGTAACGGGGTGCAGGTATTTGATTCACCTGAACTGGCAGACCTTACCGTAGGGGCTGCGACCGGAGAGATATCTGTATCTTCTGTCGCCGACACGTTACGTAGATTGTATGGTTCTGCGGAGTAGATTAATGGCACGCAAATACAACAAATTGTCCCGTGAAGCGTTAAAGATGCTTCTTGATGGCGTGAGTCGCCGCGAGGTAAAGCAATACCTGGTTGGTAAGCAAATTGGTGCCAGGACCGCTATTGCTGTGTTATGCCGTCAGGAAATGGTAGTGCTTAAACAGAGAATGCCGGGCAGCAGATAAAGCCCAATCAGTGATTAAAGGTGTGATGTGAAAGCCGTAATTACTCCCTTTGTACAGAAAGAGCTTGGCCTCGCCACGTTCAAAGTGGATCAGGAGGTCAGAAAGCTGGTGGAGGCTGGCCGTAAATTTATTATGGAGCCGGTGCCGCGTGAGTTAATCGAGCACATGGAAGACGGCCTCGTTGTTACCGAGCAAACCATGGCAACAAATGAGGCGTTGCAGCCGTTTTTTAACAGCGATGAACTGTTTCGCCGTATTGGTGGAATTGACGCGCTGGTGGCGTGGTTGCGCAGGAAAGAGGGGCAATGCCAGGCCGCAGATCGTAGCTGGTGTGACAACCATATTGTCCACGCTGAACGAGACAATAGCGCGGTGTTGTTGTGCTGGCATCACGATAACCATTACCGGATGCGTGGTTTTAATGAGCTGAAAGAAACGCTGCATAATAATCGCGTTAACTGGATACTGGATGTCGCCCGTCAGGAAATGGGGCTTTCAGATGGCCATGATTTAAGTATTCAGGAACTGTGCTGGTGGGCTTTCATGCGCAACATGATGCACCTGATGCCGGAAGAAGTTTGCCGTATATCAATAAATAAGATGAAAGCCGCAACGCAGGATAGCGGACCTCTGAAAGAGGCGGATATTCGCCCGTATGACGATCGCGCTACAGCATATGTTCAGATGATGGAAGAACGCGCCGCGCCGATGCGTGCAAAAGTATGCCCTGTGGATGTTGACTCCGACCCTGGCATGGCGCATTTCAAAATACCAAAACTGCAATCGCTAAAATTACCTGAGTACATGGACTTTGTTGCTTCCCGTCCATGCTGTGGGTGTGGAGCGGCGGGAGCTGGCGCTCACATTACGCCTTATATCGTTCGTCATAGTCGATTATGCGCGCATGACATTTACGCAATTCCTCTGTGCCAGTCATGCCAGCGTGATATTGAGCGTGACCGCGATAATTGGGAGAAGACGCACGGTAGGCTGGCGATGCATCAACGATTGTTCTTTGATTACGCGCTTGGAGTCGGCGCTATCACAAGTCACTCGTCGAGTGTTAGATAAAATTGCTCTAATGTATTGCTATTTCTTTAATCGAGGGTATTATATTCCACGTTGATTAGTTGACATGGGCTAATCAGTAGGTGACAGGATGTTACTTAACTGGCAGGGACGCCACTTCATGGAAATAAATCACTCACGAATAACATCGTACGAGATTGCGGATTACATGATCCGCACTAAATCTCTTCTATCAGCGAAAGAACTCGCAGCAATTCTTGAAAAGGAATACCCGCATCTGGATGTCGATAAGCGCGATGTTTATCTGCGCTTAAAGGCTATCGCTGTGTCTAAGTATTCGTCTGTTTTGATTGATGACAGTACACGCCCACGTAGATTTCAGATCCACTCTCTGAATCCTGAATTCTTTCGCCGTAGCCGCGCTCCGCGCCGGTTTGATGAAAAACTCCAGAACGAACTCTATATGACGCAGGACGAAAAGGAACGCCGGGAGCACCAGCCTTGGGTAATGGCGCGTCAACTTTTCAATAAGGTGGCCCGTCAGCACCGTCATTACGGTAATGCCACATCCGCACGTATCTGATTGATTGCTTGCCCGTTCCGGGCCTTTTGACATGTGACTTTCGTTACCCTCGCGTCAAAAAGAGTTTTTACGAAAGGAAGCATAAGTGACCTGGGACGATCACAAGAAGAATTTTGCTCGCCTGGCGCGAGATGGTGGTTACACCATCGCACAGTATGCCGCCGAGTTTAATCTTAACCCTAATACTGCACGTCGTTATCTCCGTGCCTTCAAAGAAGACACCAGGACAGCGGACAGCCGCAAGCCAAATAAGCCAGTCAGGAAGCCACTAAAAAGCATGATCATTGATCACTCTAATGATCAACATGCAGGTGATCACATTGCGGCTGAAATAACGGAAAAACAAAGGGTTAATGCCGTTGTCAGTGCCGCAGTCGAGAATGCGAAGCGCCAAAATAAGCGCATAAATGATCGTTCTGATGATCATGACGTGATCACCCGCGCCCACCGGACCTTACGTGATCGCCTGGAACGCGACACCCTGGATGATGATGGTGAACGCTTTGAATTCGAAGCTGGCGATTACCTGATAGATAACGTTGAAGCGCGGAAGGCCGCGCGCGCTATGTTGCGTCGGTCCGGGGCCGATGTTCTGGAAACCACTCTTCTTGAAAAGTCTCTTTCTCATCTCCTTATGCTGGAGAACGCCAGGGATACGTGTATTCGCCTGGTGCAGGAAATGCGCGATCAGCAAAAAGACGATGATGAAGGTACTCCGCCTGAATACCGTATCGCGAGCATGCTAAACAGCTGTTCCGCGCAGATAAGCAGTCTGATCAACACCATTTACAGCATCCGGAATAACTATCGAAAAGAAAGCCGGGAGGCGGAAAAGCACGCTTTATCTATGGGGCAAGCTGGCATTGTTAAGCTGGCATACGAACGAAAGCGTGAAAATAACTGGTCAGTGCTGGAAGCAGCTGAATTCATCGAGGCGCATGGTGGGAAAGTTCCGCCCCTGATGCTGGAGCAAATCAAAGCCGATCTGCGTGCTCCTAAGACCAATACCGATGATGAGGAAAGGCAAACAGCCGTCGGTGGCCCTTCTCTTGAAGATCTGGACAAAGTTGCGCGAGAACGGGCCGCCAGCCGCCGCGCTGATGCCGCATTGTGGATTGAGCATCGTAGAGAAGAAATTGCCGATATCGTCGATACAGGTGGTTATGGTGATGTCGATGCGGAAGGCATATCAAACGAAGCATGGCTTGAACAGGATCTGGACGAAAACGAGGAGGAAGACGAAGAAGTTACCCGCAAACTGTACGGGGATGATGATTAATGGCCAGAAGTTGCGTAACGGACCCACGTTGGCGCGAGCTGGTGGCGCTATATCGTTATGACTGGATTGCGGCCGCTGATGTGTTGTTTGGGAAGACACCAACCTGGCAGCAGGATGAGATCATTGAGTCCACGCAGCAGGACGGCAGTTGGACAAGTGTGACCTCCGGCCATGGTACTGGTAAGTCGGATATGACGAGTATCATTGCAATACTCTTCATCATGTTTTTCCCCGGCGCTCGCGTTATTCTGGTCGCTAACAAAAGACAGCAAGTCCTTGATGGTATTTTCAAATACATAAAGAGCAATTGGGCTACTGCTGTTAGCAGATTCCCGTGGTTGTCGAAGTATTTCATTCTTACAGAAACGTCTTTTTTTGAGGTGACTGGCAAGGGTGTTTGGACAATATTGATAAAGTCCTGTCGCCCCGGAAATGAGGAGGCGTTGGCTGGTGAACACGCCGATCATCTCTTGTATATCATCGACGAAGCGTCGGGTGTGAGTGATAAAGCATTCAGTGTGATAACAGGTGCGCTGACCGGTAAGGATAACCGTATTCTGCTTCTTTCCCAGCCTACGCGACCTTCAGGCTATTTCTACGATTCACACCACAGACTAGCTATTCGCCCGGGAAATCCTGATGGATTGTTTACTGCGATAATACTGAATAGTGAAGAATCTCCGCTTGTAGATGCAAAATTTATACGAGCAAAACTTGCGGAGTATGGCGGTCGTGATAACCCCATGTACATGATCAAAGTACGTGGTGAATTTCCCAAATCTCAAGATGGCTTTCTTCTTGGTCGTGATGAGGTTGAGCGGGCGACGCGGCGAAAGGTCAAGATTGCCAAAGGATGGGGCTGGGTTGCATGTGTTGACGTTGCTGGTGGCACAGGACGAGATAAGTCCGTTATTAATATCATGATGGTGTCCGGCCAGCGAAATAAACGCCGTGTAATCAACTATCGTATGCTGGAATACACAGACGTTACAGAAACGCAGTTAGCCGCCAAGATTTTCGCAGAATGTAACCCAGAACGGTTCCCGAACATAACCATAGCTATTGATGGCGATGGCTTGGGGAAATCGACGGCTGATCTGATGTACGAACGCTATGGTATTACCGTCCAGCGTATCCGCTGGGGTAAAAAGATGCACAGCCGTGAAGATAAAAGCCTTTATTTCGATATGCGCGCTTTCGCGAATATTCAGGCGGCAGAAGCTGTAAAATCAGGGCGTATGCGGCTTGATAAGGGGGCTGCGACTATAGAGGAAGCATCAAAGATACCGGTAGGGATAAATTCCGCAGGTCAATGGAAGGTGATGTCAAAGGAAGATATGAAGAAAAAACTCAACCTGCACTCACCGGACCATTGGGATACATATTGTTTCGCTATGTTGGCGAACTATGTTCCCCAAGATGAAGTGCTTAGCGTCGAAGACGAAGCGCAGGTTGATGAAGCTCTGGCATGGCTTAATGAATGAATATTTGCTCTAATAAATTGTGTTTTTTAACTACCGATGTTACATTGAGCCTGACCTCTTGCGCCTTGAGGCATTTTCGGTTTATGCTTATCAGGCACCTCATTAAAACGGGTGCCGGGATTGGCCTCCCGCTTAAGTCTAAGGCGATACAGACGCCGCTCGCGTCTTTTTTTGTATCGGCGTACACGCACACCTCTACAATGGTGGGCTGTATGGGGCTACCTTCGGGTAGGCTGGTTACCTTGGACGCCAGTAAGGCCAACTCCGTACAGTCCACCGCCAGCAAGATTGGTCTCTTCTGCGGTGGTTACATACCAACGTCTAAGGAGGCTGCCAATATGGCTACTATCCCTACCCCAACTCATCCTGAATTTATCTGGCGCTTTTACTCCTGCCAAAAACGTCACTATCACTTCGTTATTGCACCAACAGAAGATGAGGCTCGCTCTCAGCTTCCTGACGCCCCATGTATTTTCTCTGCCCGTTTTTCCACTGATTCACGCAATTCTCTCAGTTACTGGTGCCTCCCTGTTAACGCTTCTGCTCAGGAGGGACTATGAGAAAGTCATTAGTCACCCGTGAAGAGATGATCGAGGCAATTGAACAGCACACAATCTGTATCAGCACCAGGGATATACCTGGCGTTATTGCCAACTACTTCATGATCACCAAACAACTTTACCGGAGAAAGGACAAGAACGCGGTTCACCGTATCCTGTTGTCTGATATCCGCGAATACCTGCTCGAACAGGGTCATCTGAATTACGCAACCGTCGCAGCCGAAGCACGCAAGGAGGCACACAGAATGAAAGCAACTAACGTTAAATCAGAGAAAATTCATGCACCTTCAGTTCAGGAATCGGAGCTGGTGGTTGTTCAGAATCAGTCTGATGAAATTCCCGTTCTGGAATGGCTGGGAGTGCGTGTAGTGACAACTGAGACTCTTGCTAAAGGGTATGGGACCGATGAAGCGAATATTCGTAAAAATTTGTCTCGCAACCCCGATCGCTTTGAAGAAGGTAAGCATTACTATCTCTTAACTGGTTCAAAATTAAAGGAATTTAAAAGGCTAGTGACTATTAGTCACTTGGTTAGCAAATATACAAGTCAGGTAATTCTCTGGGCCGAGCGCGGAGCGGCACGCATGTCTAAGATCGTGGACACAAATGAAGCGTGGGCATTCTTTGAAAAACTGGAAGACAGCTACTTCCGACAAAAAGAACAGCAACCGATCGCAATCCCCCAGACGCTTCCCGAAGCTCTGCGCCTGGCTGCCGAACTGGCTGAACAAAAGCAACTTCTGGAACAGAAAGCCCACCAGCTAAATCAGCAGCTGGTGGCCGCCGCCCCTAAAGTCGATTTTGCCGACCGGGTATCAGTGGCCAAGGGGATCCTGATTGGAAATTTTGCAAAGGTTGTTGGGCTTAAGCAAAACGCGTTGTTTGCCTGGTTACGGGAGAACGGCATCCTGATAGCGTCCGGTGGACGTAAAAATGTGCCGTTCCAGCAATACATCAACGCNACGAAGCGCAGGTTGATGAAGCTCTGGCATGGCTTAATGAATGAATATTTGCTCTAATAAATTGTGTTTTTTAACTACCGATGTTACATTGAGCCTGACCTCTTGCGCCTTGAGGCATTTTCGGTTTATGCTTATCAGGCACCTCATTAAAACGGGTGCCGGGATTGGCCTCCCGCTTAAGTCTAAGGCGATACAGACGCCGCTCGCGTCTTTTTTTGTATCGGCGTACACGCACACCTCTACAATGGTGGGCTGTATGGGGCTACCTTCGGGTAGGCTGGTTACCTTGGACGCCAGTAAGGCCAACTCCGTACAGTCCACCGCCAGCAAGATTGGTCTCTTCTGCGGTGGTTACATACCAACGTCTAAGGAGGCTGCCAATATGGCTACTATCCCTACCCCAACTCATCCTGAATTTATCTGGCGCTTTTACTCCTGCCAAAAACGTCACTATCACTTCGTTATTGCACCAACAGAAGATGAGGCTCGCTCTCAGCTTCCTGACGCCCCATGTATTTTCTCTGCCCGTTTTTCCACTGATTCACGCAATTCTCTCAGTTACTGGTGCCTCCCTGTTAACGCTTCTGCTCAGGAGGGACTATGAGAAAGTCATTAGTCACCCGTGAAGAGATGATCGAGGCAATTGAACAGCACACAATCTGTATCAGCACCAGGGATATACCTGGCGTTATTGCCAACTACTTCATGATCACCAAACAACTTTACCGGAGAAAGGACAAGAACGCGGTTCACCGTATCCTGTTGTCTGATATCCGCGAATACCTGCTCGAACAGGGTCATCTGAATTACGCAACCGTCGCAGCCGAAGCACGCAAGGAGGCACACAGAATGAAAGCAAATAACGTTAAATTAGAAAAAATTCATGCACCTTCAGTTCAGGAATCGGAGCTGGTGGTTGTTCAGAATCAGTCTGATGAAATTCCCGTTCTGGAATGGCAGGGAGTGCGTGTAGTGACAACCGAGACTCTTGCGAGAGGGTATGGGACAGAAACAATCCGTATTCGCCAAAATCATCATGAGAACAAAGTACGCTTTGTTGAAGGGAAGCACTTTTTCAAAGTTGAAGGAGAATCATTGCGCGAGTTGAAGCACAGAGTAGCTTTAAACTACTCTGTAAAAATTGCTCGCAATGTTCGCTCACTCACCCTCTGGACAGAACGCGGCGCAGCCCGCCACGCTAAAATGCTCGAAACCGATCAGGCATGGGCATTCTTTGAAAAACTGGAAGACAGCTACTTCCGGCAAAAAGAACAGCAACCG